TAGAAGCATAAGTTGCTATACCTGCTGATGTTGCAAAGGTTGCTATACCGGCATTAGAAGCATAAGTTGCTATACCTGCTGATGTCGCATAAGTTGCTATTCCGGCATTAGAAGCATAAGTTGCTATACCTGCTGATGTTGCAAAGGTTGCTATACCGGCATTAGAAGCATAAGTTGCTATACCTGCTGATGTCGCATAAGTTGCTATTCCGGCATTAGAAGCATAAGTTGCTATGCCAGATGTACTAGAAGAAACCTCTGAAAATATAAATTTTTGAATAGAATGGTCATATTTAAGAAATTTTTGATCATAAGAACTAGAATTAGTAGAAATACCAACAATATCATCAAGATACTTTAATCTAGTTTCTCCACCACCACCTATTGTGGACATTTGTTGTTGAATACGATTAAGGAATAATCGATAATGTTGCTGAAGTTGTTCTAAAGTTACAAAATTTTTATCTAATGGTGTAAGAGGATCTGAGTTATTTGTATCTGGTGGTTCATTAAGAAGACCTTGATTAATAGCCTCCCTTATAATAACTTCAGGTTCTATCTTAGAATATGTCTCTCTAATAAAATCAATCTTTTTTTCCAGTCTTACAATGTTGTTTTTAAGATTATTGGATGTTAATTTTTCAGTTTCACTAAAAACTCCATCTTTAAAATACTTATTAACGCTATTAATATGATGTTCGTTAATTATAACATCTGCTCTGATGTTTGAAAGTTCTTTTGAATATTCTTCTAAATTATTAGAAAGTAATCCTACAATATTATAAACTTCTTCTTTAACATCGTTAATAGTATTACTTACAATATCCTTTAATTCATTAAAATTTTTAATATCTCTTTTATTCGATTTTTTAAAATCATTTTGAAGATTTTCAAAGTTCTCTTGAATATTGTTGATTTGGGAAGAAAATAATTCTTCAAGATCAGATTGAATAACCTTTTGAGAAAGTTCTTGTTGTAATTGTATTATTTGGTCTGAAAGATTTTCTACCTTTACCAATTCATCATGAAGAGAATTATTCTTCTCAACAATTTTAATGTTTAAATCTTCAGGTTTTTTACCAAAAATATCTGATGGTTTTTTAAGTGTCACTTATGATATTAAATATTTTTTAATTTTATAATATTATTTATCATAGCATATACATACTCAAAATGAATTAACATAAATACCCATCTTTGAGTTTTTCTAAATACTTAAAATGCTTCCCACCTATGTCAAGGGATTTCAACACCCCTCAGAGAGAGGACTGGAATGGACCCATACATAAGATACTAAAAGCAGTTGATAATCATACAAATCTATACTTAAAAACCGGAGATATCTGGCATGAAGAACAAGCAGAATATCTCCGGAAGTATGTTAATAGATTAAAAACTTGGATACACAAAGAAGAAAAGAAAGAAATCTAGGAATTCCAGAGTTTTCCTTCTGCCTTTCTTCTTCGTGCCAGACCTGCCTCTACATTTGAACCAGGATTACGATAAAGATAAAGAGCATCAGGAACCTTAGACCACTCTTTATTTTTAAGAACTCTTGTGATTGTATCAAATCCTTCTGAGTTGTAAAAATTGGAACCTAGGTTATAAGAAAAACTAAGAAGTGCAGCACGTTTTCCATCAGACATCTCACTCCAATAAGGTATTTTTGAAAGTGTAGGAATAAACTCATTTTTAATTTGATTTATCAAAAGATCATCAGCAACTTTTTGTGTTATCTTTTGACCAAGTTTAAATGGTTTTCCATTCAAATCTCTGGTGCTTCCCCAACCAATATTAATTGGAAGATTGCCTGATAGAGGATCTGGATATGCCTCTAAATGGCAACCTTCAAACTCTTTGACTAACTCTACTCCTTTTGCAGGTACATCATACTTGCTTCCAGAAGGAGTAGAGTTTTCTACTTTTTTTACATCAAAGATTCTTCCCCATCCGTCATTTCCAGCAGGACACCAGCGAGAAGATAAATCGGATCTCTTATAGATAGCACCTTTGCCATTATAAACATCACCTGTGTAACCATCATTGAGTGACCCATAAGGATCGTTTACAACATAGTCACCTGAGGGAGTCTTACCAATCACTACAACCATGTGGCCGCCCGTAGGATAAGACAAAGAACCACGATGTAGGATGCCAATAACAACAGGTTTGCCAGCACTAAGACTTTTATCAAGATCAACAAAAGAAAGATTATAACTAAAATTTGACTGAATTCCATAATTTGCGAGAACTTGTGTCTGCACAGAATGATCAGTTGTATCGCCGATGGCAAATACTTTTTGAATATAGGCATCATCTCCTTGTGCTCCTTTAAGAGTTCCGGGTTTGAAATACTCAAGACACATCGCACAAGCAGAGGAATTACAAGTGCGTTCTGCATTTGTATAGTTATCTGTCTGTGGATAATAAGGAACTTCTAAACGAATATCAGATTTAGGTTTTTCAATTTTGGTTCTATAAATACGAACCCAGTTTGAATCATCATTTAGTAATACTGAATCGTTTAGATCCTTTTCGAGTTGCTCAATAGCAGCAACGTGTTTTGGATTCTTCTCATCGTAATACTTAAAGAAGTTATGTAAATCAATTTTCATCTTCGTCTCCTATGTATTCTAGTGAAAAAACATCATGATCTTCAATATTTGGGTCCATCCATTCATTAAACTCTGAACGAATTGCCTCTGCATCTGCATTATTCAAATTTTTATTCAAAATATTTATACGATTTACTGCCCAGTCGTGAGAGGTTCTTAAGGTTTGTTCTAGAGTCGTCATAGAGTGAATTTTGTTCTCTTCCATTATAGCAGGTTTTAAAATTTGGTTGTGGATCTATATATTTTATATAGAATTTAAAAATGTCCTGGAAATATAACGGAGAGGATTTTATTCAAGTTCCAAATAAGATGGAAGGATTTGTGTATATCATCACAAATTTAACAAACAATAAAAAATATATCGGTAAAAAACATTTCTGGACAAGACAAAAGGACAGAAAGACTGGTAGAAGAAAAACTCAAGAAAGTGATTGGAGAAATTATTTTGGGTCTTGTGACGAACTTAAAGAAGATGTTAAGTTATTAGGCCCAGATAAGTTCTTAAGAGAAATATTATATCTTTGTCCTCATAAGAAATCTATGAGTTATTATGAAACCTATGAACAGTTTCATCGTAATGTTTTATTCAGTAATGATTATTACAATACAAATATTGGTGGAACCTTTTATATGAGCGAGTCTGAAAGGATTTACGGGTTGGTCCTTAAGAGCTCTGAGTATTATTGATATAACTTATCTTCAAAAGCAGCAAACCTATTCTATAGAGATTTTGAAGTCTTGTCAAGAGGTATTGACAAATAACTTCATAAAGTCTTATTATATTATTGATATAATTTAACGATCTGTTACTCGATAATATACTGCTCAATAATGCTTCCGATGGTTTCTTCATCCATTTCCATCATTACATAATGTGCTTCTTCTATGGTGTCTGTGTGCCCCTGTGAGAGCAGATACTCAAGCACCAGATCATAAGCATCATATCCTTCACTTGTGGTTTCTGTGGAGGTTTTTTTCTTTTCTGGTGTAGTGGTTTTTGTGAATTCTGTGGGTGGTTTTATGCCTGTTTTATCAACACTAAATTCTGGAATTTTTCCACCTAAAGCAAATCCAGGAATATCCATTTTAACTGGATTAGATGCTTTTCCTGCATCTACACCTGCCTTAATTGCCTCTTCTTCAGATCCACCTGCTGCTCTTTTTTCTTGTGCGGCAGCAAGTTCTGTAGATGTTGGAGTTCTTCTTTCATATTCAGTTCCACCAGGAGTTTTTCCAATAGTAGGAGATTTTGGTGATGGTTGTTTTGCTGCTGGTTCTTTCTGACTATTTCCTGGGGTTGATGTATTTTCGGGTGTGGATGAGTTTCCTGGAGTTGATGTATTTCCAGGTGTGGATGTTTTAGGAGCAACCGCTTTAGGAGCAACCGGTTTAGGTCCAACCAATTTAGGTCCAACCAATTTAGGTCCAACTAATACTTTCGCACTTGAGTCACCAGAAAGTTTTGCACCAGTATATCCGGCAAGAACACCGGTTCCTGCTAATAAAGAACCAACTGCAATTTTTTTTGCAGTTGGGCTTGTTAATGCTGCCTTAGCACCTTTAGCAATATCTTTTACTTTCACAAATGCTTTCGACATTGATGCAGTTCTAGCAGCATCACCAGTATTTGTAAATCTACGTGATGCAGGAGATCCGTCAGTAGAAGAAGATTTAAAACCTGCCTTTGTTAGATTTTTATTTGCCAATTTTTGATAAGCAGCCGCCGTTCTTGCAGGATCACTACTTTTAAGAAGTCTATCAGCAGCTTTCATTCTTGCAGGTTTTGAAGCAATTCTTCCTAGGAAAGATCCAGCTTTTATTACTAATTTATCTCTCAAACCTTCATTAATAGCAAAGTCAAAAATTTCTAATTGTTCTTGAATATATTCGTCGGAAATAACACTTTCTTTAATTACATTTTCATTAAAACTTAAATACGAATTTAAAATATCATCTTCTGAAGAGTTTGCCAGAAATGAAATTACGGCATTGGCACTATACCCCTCACAAATCATAGATAAAGAAATCTTGGAAAAAATATCTTCAACCAATTCGGCAACTTCCTCATCATAATACTGTGAGTCTTCATTCAAAACTTCTGTGTTTTTTTGAGATATATTAGAATATAAAAAACTAATATCATCAACAAGACTATGAGAGAACCCTGACATTTTATTAAAAATTTACTTTTTATGAAAGTATTTATAAAAATTAACCACCTGGTTTTAATTTAACACCAAGTTTTTGATTACGAGTAGCATCAGATGCTCTTGCCGTGGCAAGTTTCGCTGCGGCAAGTTTGGCATCATTATCTTTATATGCTCCGGGAGCAATTGTTCTTCCAATTCTTTCGAATGGGTTGGAAGAAGTTTGAGCAAGAGATTTTGTATCTGCTCTCTTATAAACTGCCTTACCACCCTTAAAGGCAAGATTTCCAACTTCTTGCTTACCGGTTTTAGGATCAGTAACAACAGAAGTTTTGGCAAGTTCTACTGTTTTTCTTTGTGGTCCAGAACCGGTTGAAATAAATGCCGCTCCACCTGGTTTTTTCTGACTGAATGATGTTGGACCACCAATACCTTTAATTTC